TTAGGGCGCGATCGACGCAGGGCTGAAGGGCTGCACCACGCTGTCGTGGCAAAATTCCAGGCGCAGATTGCGGACGCGCGTCGCAGAGCCGCACAGGCAGGAATGGTCGAGGCGAAGTCTTGCGAGTTTCCGCTGACGCCCGAGCAGATCGCCCTGTCCCACTACAAACGACAAGTCGCCCTTGATGAAGAGTTTCGCTCCACTGTCCCCGGTTACGCTTTGATCGGACTCGATGATGGTCGCGTCAACGATGTCCGCATGGGAATGGCGGGGCAGCTGAACAACGCAGAGCTTGCAAGGGTGATCGGTCAATTCCGCGATGCCCGAGACGTAGCTTTCCCGCGCCGCGATGATCTGCGCCGTGTAGCCCGCAGCCATTGCCGATCGGGTCTCGGTCTTTCGTTTGAAGAGCCACATGGTCAGAGCCTCCACCGATTGAGGGGGTTCACCGCGCCCCGGAAGGGCTGCCGGTCTTGGTGGGTTTCCCATGCCCTGGAACTTCCGAGAATAGTCAAGCCGCAAGGCAAAGGGCGATGAGCGGGCGCTTACATTTCCCCCGGGGTGGTCAGAGTTTCCGGTGCCCAAGCCAGAAATTGGGCGAAACGCAGCTTGACCAAGGCGTCACGGAGGCAATATCCGCGGCGCAGCTCGGCTATCTTCTGGACGGAATTGACTGGCGCAATCCGCGCTGGCCCCAGAAGCCGAAAAAGATGGGCTGACGGGACGGAAACACCTGTATTTGTTGGCTTCTGTGGCCGTTCATGGTAGAAGCGGCCATGTCCGATCCCGTCTCAGACCTCGAGAAACTGCGTGCCGAGCTGGCGGCCACCAAGGCCGAACTGGCGCAGGCGCGCGCGGTGGTTTCGACCTCCGAGGCGATGATCGCGGGGCTCAAGCTTGGCGTAAAGCCGCGCAATGCGCTCGACCATCTCGTCGCAGATTTCCGACGGTATGGCCTGCTCGATCCGGGGCAGATGCGCGGGAAGATTGCCCTTGTTGCGCTGCGGCAGTGCAGCTTGCGCTTTCTTCGGACCGATCACCTTCTCGGCCGCTTCGCTGGCCGCCGCCAGCATCCCGGCCGCAGCCTCGACATCTTCGAATGGCAGGTGATGCTGGTCCGGATCGCCCTTCTCGGACTTCGCGCCGAAAGCATCGCGGCGCATCTGCGAGAGCAGGCGTTCCGGCCGCGCGCGCGCCTCCTCGACTGCGGCAAGACGTGTTTCCGCCTCGATCCGCGCGGTCTCGGCGGCAGCCCGCGCGGCTTCGGCCTCGGCCAGACGCCGTTCAAGATCTGCCACCCGGGCCGTGCTGGTGCTGCGTGATGCCATGGCCCGAGACTACCCCACAACACCCCGCAAGGACGCCATAAAACACGGCCCGAGTCACCCTGTCGCGGCTCACCCTGCCAGCCGCGGCCTCTGCCTGCGGTCGGCCCGGACAGCCCGCCAATCATTCGTCGGGCGGTCCTTCCACTGGAAGGCCCGCTGATCCTCCTCATCCTCGAACAGAGCGGCGAATTGCGCCGGGGACATCGCCCCCTCGATGGCAAGACGGCCGAAGTCGTGGCCGAGCTTCGCAGCAAGGGGGGCTTCCGCGGCATCCCTGTTCCGCTTCTGGCGCTCGAAGCGCGGGCCGGTGAAACCGTCTCGACCGGCACCCCCGACCCGATTCAAACCCGCCCGATCATCGACCGGCTTTTCCCGGATTCCGTGGCCGCGAAAATGGGCGCGCAGATGATCGCGATCGGCTCCGGTGCCGTCGAATGGCCGGTGACGACTTCGGCGGTTTCGGCGGGCTGGGCGAACGGCGAGACCGGCACCGTCGCGGGACCGACCGCCTATGCCACGACCGACATTGCCCTGAAGCCGGAACAGACCCTTGGCGTTCAGATGCGCATCACCCGCAAGGCGTTGCTGCAATCGGGCGATGCCCTCGAAGCGGCGATCCGGCGCGACATGGCCGGGGCGATGGGGGCGAAACTCGACAAGGCAATCTTCCTTGGCACCGGATCGAGCGGGCAACCGCTGGGGGTGATCACCGGGGCGGCGACCTATGGCATCACCTCGACCAACCTCGACGCGGAACCGACCTATGCCAACTTCCTGACGGAAATCGTGGCCTTCATGACCGCGAACGTGATCACGCACCCCGGCGAAATCCGCGCCCTGATGCGGCCGGAACTGTTCGGCTATCTCGAAGGCAAGCTGAACACCGTGACCCAGACGACCGAATATCACCGTCTTGCGCTGCTTCTGACCGGGCGCAACCCGACCGGGTTCAGCCCGTCGAATGTCAACATGACCTCGAACGCGATCGCCGCGCCCTCGGGCACCCCGCTGAAAACGTCGCTGGTGCTGACGACCTCGACCGGCGGCATCGCCCCGGCTTTTGTCGGGCTTTGGGGCGCCGTCGATCTGATCCGCGATCCGTTCTCGGATGCGCAGTCGGGCGGTCTGCGGCTGACCGCCTTGACCACAGCAGATGTTACCGTGGCCCGGCCTGCGCAAACCCGCATCCTGTCGGGCATCAAGTTGGCGGCTGCGTGATGCTCTGGGGCGGAGACCTTGGAACGCTGGAAATCCGCGCGGAAGGTGGGGCAACCCACCTTTCGGCGGTGTTTCCTTACGGGGCCGAAACCGAGCTGGCACCGGGGCGGCGCGAGGTCTTCGCCCCCCATGCCTTCCGGGCGCGGATCGAGGCGGGCGAGGAAATCCACCTTCTCGCCCAGCACGACTATGCAAAGCCCCTCGCCTCGACGGCGGCGGGCACCCTGACCCTTCGCAGCACCGATACCGCGCTGGAAATCCGCGCGACGGTGGACGGCTCGACCTCCTGGGCGGCTGACTTTCTGGCGGCGCATCGGGCGGGCCTTGTTCGCGGCCTGTCGCCCGGTTTCCGGGTGCCGAACGGTGGCGACCGGGTGGAACGGCGCGGCGCGGATCTGGTGCGCACCGTGACGGCGGCGCAGCTGTTCGAGGTCTCGGCGGTGACGGTTCCGGCCTATCCCGCCGCGCAGATCGAGGCGCGGGGCTGGGAAACCCACCAAGACCGGCAGCCCTTCCGGGGCGCGGTGAACCCTCTCAATCGCTGGAGGCTGTGACCATGTGGCCCTTCAAACGGAAGACCGAGACCCGATCGGCAATGGCGGCGGGCTATACCGCCTCAATCATCGCGGCGCGGGAAAGCTACGTCGCGGGCGTCTCTGGCATCGCGGAACTGACCGCCACGGTTCAAACCTGCGTCACGCTCTGGGAATCGGCCTTCGCCCTCGCTGACGTGACCGGCACCGACCTTCTGGACCGCAAGACGATGGCGCTTGTTGCCCGCTCTCTGGCGCTTCGTGGCGAGGCGGTGTTGCTCATTCGTGACCGGCTCATTCCCTGCGCCGATTGGGATCTGTCCACCAAGGACGGCATCCCGCGCGCCTATCGCGTCACTGTCCCCGAGGCGGGCGGCTCGACCTCGACCACGGTTCTTGCGGCCGAGGTGCTGCATGTGCGCCTGGGCGTCGATCCGGTGGCGCCTTGGACCGGGCAAGCGCCGCTGCGCCGTGCCAGCCTCACGGCATCGCTTCTGCATGAGATCGAGACCGCGCTTCGGGATACCTGGCGCGATGCTCCGGTGGGCTCTCAGATCGCCCATATGCCCGAGGGCAGCGCCGATGACATGGCCGCGATGCGATCGGCTTTCAAAGGGCGGCGCGGTTCGGCCCTCGTGGTCGAAGGCGTGGCGCAGGCGGTTGGGGCCGGGATGCACCCGAACGTGGGCAAGGCGCCCGACCAACTGACCCCGGATCTTCAACGGGCGATGCCTGCCGAGCTTCTGGGCGCGGCACGGGGCGCGATCTTCGCGGCCTATGGGGTGTTGCCCGCGATGTTCTCGCCTGCGGCTCAGGGGCCGCTTGTGCGCGAGGCGCAAAGGCATCTGGCGCAGATCATCATGCAGCCCATTGCCATGCTCTTGGCCGAGGAAGCGTCGGAAAAGCTGGGCGGGGCCGTCAAGGTGGACGTGGTGCGCCCGATGCAGGCCTTCGACGCGGGCGGCAAACCGGCCACCAGATCCGACCATTCGCGGCCCGCGCGGGTTTCGAGGTCGGCCCCGGCCTCGCGGCGTTCGGTGTCCTCGGCGATGAGGCTGGCGCGCAGGCGGGTTTCGTTGGTGCGGTATTCCGCATCGAGGGCTTCCATCGCGCGGGTTTCGTCTTCGGTCGGGCTCGCCTTGCCGACGAGGCCCGCAAGGGCTTGCCGGATTTCCGACTGACGACGCTGGATTTTCACGCTTTCAAGCATGGGGATTTCCTTTTGTGAGGGGGAGGGTTTCCGATGCCAGCTCGGCAACGGCAGTCGCCCAAGCCTTGCGCTCGGGGGATTTCTCTTTGTGCCCGACTTCGAGCCGGGTCTTTTTCGTATGGCATTGCGGGCAGAGGGCTTGCAGGTTGCGCGGATCGAAGGCCAGATCAGGGCGCAGTCGCACCGACTTGACGTGATCGACCTCAAGGCGCAGCGCGCGCTTGCCGCAGCACCGGCAGGCCCAGCCATCGCGCTCGAGGATCTGGTGCCGCAGCACCGCCCACCGCTTGGTGCGGGTGACGGCCTTGCTATGCCGGGCGAAGTCGTCGCGCTTGCTCATAGCCATGCCACCTTCGGTTTGCGCTCGGGCGTGGCCTTCATGCGCGCGCCCTGGGCGACGGCCAGCACGGTTGCCGCCGCCGCGTCGATCCGGCCAAGGCTGCGCGCCTTCGCCAGCTTGTGATTGTTCGCCGGGTCAACCAGCGTGATCGCATCGGAAAAGGCGCTGCGCAGGAGCATCGAAGGGGCGACCAGAATTTCCCCGTCGAAAAGCGCGCGGCGAAAGCGTTCGATGTCCTCGGAGCCGTCCTTCCAGCCAAAGCCGCGCCAGATGAACGGCACCCGCGACAGGCCCGCTGCCTGCATCGCCTCGGCAAACTCGGCATGTCGAAACCTGTCACCCACGACGCAGGCCGGTTGCACCCCGTCGAGGCGCCGCACCACTTCGGCCAGCCAAGGCCCGGCGGGCACCGTGTTCTCGCCCAGAAGCGACAGCTCGCCCCGGTCGTGCATCTGCGAATACCGATCGCCCACGCCATCGGCGGCGCCGCGATCGGCCAGGCCGGGGGTGCCGGGGAAGGTGCCCACCGCCTCAAGCCGCCCCGTCTCGGGCCAGTAGAACGCCGCCGCCGACATGCTGCGAGAGCCACCCAGATCGACGCCCAGCACACAAGGCCCCGCCCGCTCGGGCAGGTCATCGGGCGAGACTTCCGCAGAGAGCCATTCGTCCACCGTGCAAAGCACCGATCGGCTTTCGGAAGACACTCTCTCATTGCGGTTGAGATTTCTAAATGAACTCAAGGCACTACCGCCCCGCGCAATCGCCCGCCGCGCCTGCGCCACCAGCCAATCCGGGGTCGAGCCGATGCCCTCGGTCGCGCCGGGGTTGGCTTCCAGAAGCGACGGCATATCATCGGCGGGCAGGCCAAAGGCGGGCCGGTGTTCCTGAACATAGGTTCCGGGGGGCGGATCATCGAGCCAGCGGGAAAAGGCGTTGGCATCATCGGGCGCAGAGGTCGAGATGATCAGCGCCCGGCCACGACGAGCCTGCGCCGCCCGGCCAGCAGTTCGAAGACCGCGACGAGTGTTTCTTCTTCGAACCGTTTCGTGATCAGGATCCGCGGTCCCCGCCCGGGTTTCTGATCTGCCGGTTCCAGCGTGTCGGGAGCGTTCAAGAGAGCGCCGAGGCGGCCGAAATCATAGGCTGTCACGGCGCGCTGCCCCCTCGTTCGCTCCAGCTCGGGGATGCCATGCTCGGCGACGGCATGCCGGACGGCGCTCTCCTCAACTATATAGTCATGGAGCGTGGGCTTGGTGGCCAC